TGACAGCGCCACAGTCAACAAGTCTGTTCAATAAGATGCATTTATTCCACCTGTCCATGCTTGACTCTATTAAACAGAATGATTCGACAGTATTTCCAGCAGCGAGCGGTTCTCCCGTTCTTACATCTGATATTTCCAAGTTCTATTATGGACTTAAGTCATTTAAAATGACATCTACAGGTGCGTCAGATTATATGAGAATCTATAGTAACACGGCCGGTATCGGCGGATCAGATTATTATGAAGATACTTATGATGATTTATACGGACAGGCAGGTATAGTTAATCCTGTTTCTAGTTCTCATGGAACCGTTTCATTTATGGTTTATCCGGATACCGGAGTGACACAGATCAGAACAAACTATATTCAGGATGGATCAAACTCAGTCATAGTACATAATGTCACGCCAAACGCCTGGAACCTTGTAGAAAGAACCGTTACACACACATCACCACCACTCAATACGCTAGAAGTAAGGGTTGGTACACTATCCTCGGGTCACACAATCTGGATAGATGGCGCCTCTCTAGTTTCAGGCCGGGATGCATTTATAAGATTTTCCAGCGGTGCTGGCGCGGACTCCTCCTGGTTCGGCTATAATGTTGATAGTCCAGCGACCCAGCAGGCCGTATTCGACCTACAGGGAGTTGCGTTATATCCGGGCGCTTTCTCTGGCATCGATACCCTAGACAACTTTAGACTATATTCTGGTAACTTTTCGAAGGCACTTAATGCTGGACCAACCAACAGGTTCCCCTCGTCAGGCTTTTCTATGTCAGAGCCAGCCATTATTCTAAATAGAAATCCAGATCCAGTAGACGTAATTCCTGGTCAAGAGTCAGAGGGCACCGAGTTGTTTCAGGAAAATCCGATATTCATGTCTTCGTCATGGAGTGTTCTGTCTACTAACTAGTAGAAATTGTCTTTCATGTTGCCTTAAAACAACTTTATGGGTATAATGTTGTCATGAAACTTACACCAACAGGAAAAAGGCTCGTTCACGACTCCCCTAGCGACAGGTTTGGAGTTTATCTATGGAGAATGCCAGACGGCTCCTATATTGCAGATGAAGATAAAAACTTTTTAAGTATTGCCTCGGAAGTTGGTGATCCCATCCGTCAGCATAAGTTAAAGATGACGGTGCGCGCATTTGGAATCACAGAGGGTCAGCCAGTGTTCTTTGCCGGTCATAGAAAAATAGACGACGAAGAGTATGAAATTCAACGCGAGCGCGCCAGGCTAGGACTAGTTCCAGACACAGAAGACGTTGGATCATTAATAGACGATTTGAGGAACAAGAAGAATGGCTGACGATATTGAAGTAAAAACAATTAAGGACTTTGGCGGTAAGGTTGTAGAGATTAAGAACAGCGATCCATTCGCATCTAATATTACCACCAAATCTCTGAATGGGCTGTCACCGGCTCTAAAGAAGAGAATCAGTAGAGCGGCTACATCTAAGGCTAAAGAAGAGGGTGCAGTTACAGGATACTCTCAGTTTCAGGTAAAGGAGCCGCCATATAACTTAGACTACCTGGCTAAAATATATGAGATTAATCCATATAACTATTCAGCAGTTAATGCTAAGGTTATCGCTGTAGTCGGACAGGGGTTCGACTTTGTAGCCACCGATCTTCTAAAAGAAAAGATGGAAAGTATTAAGACCGACGACGGACTCGCCAAGGCGCGTAAGAAGTTTATGAAGCAGAAAAGAATGCTAGGCGAATGGCTGGACTCCCTTAACGTACAATGCGAGTTCTCTGAAACACTAGAAAGATTCTACCTTGACTATGAGGTCACTGGCAACGGATACCTAGAGGTCGGAAGAGATATCAATGGAAATATTGGTTATGTCGGACATATTCCATCCGTCACCATGCGGGTTAGAGCCCGCCGGGACGGGTTCGTTCAGATAGTTGGTAAAGAAGTGACATTCTTTAGAAACTTTGGAGATAAGACAACTAAGGATCCCATTAGTGGAGACAGCAGTCCTAATGAGATCATACACCTAAAGAACTACTCCCCAACAAATACTTTTTATGGAATCCCGAGCATAGTAGCCGCTAAAAATGCGGTGGCTGGAGCAGAGTTCTCAGCCAGGTATAACCTAGACTACTTCGATAACAAGGCAGTGCCAAGATACATAATCACCCTTAAGGGCGGGCACCTTGGAGAAACATCTGAGCGTAAACTGCTAGAGTTCTTAGAGGGAGTGAAAGGAATGGCCGGAAACCACAGGTCTATCTTTATTCCCATTCCAGAGGATACGGCAGACAGTAAATCTGAACTAAAACTACATCCAGTAGAAAATGGCATACAGGACTCATCCTTTAACAATTACCGTAAATCAACAAGAGATGAAATTCTAGCAGTTAATCAGGTACCAATTACAAAGGTTTCCACTGCTGAGGGCGTTTCACTAGCAATCGCTAGAGATGCAGACAAGACATTCTCAGAACAGGTCGTAAAGCCTTCTCAGGGCCTCTTGGCTACTAAGATTAACAAGATTATGTCAGAGCAAACAGATGCAATCAAGATTCAGTTTAATGAAATCTCTCTCACCGATGCCGATACACAGAGTAAGATCTGGGAGCGTCTACTTAGAATGCAAGTTGTTGTGCCTAATGAAGTTCGTGCAGAACTTGGGCGTGGCAGTATCGAGGGTGGAGATGATGTGGTAGATCTTAAGGCGCAGCCAGCCGCAGAAGCGACAGCGCAGGCGTCTGGAAACAGGCAACGCGATCAGCAGCGTGCTGGTAACGCCACCGATACTCAGGGGGAAGGTCGGAACCCCAAGGGAGAAGGCAGAACGGGTGAATAATACCAATTTGCGTAATAAACATATTGTTGGTATTATTTAATCACTATGGAGACTATAAAGGCTCATTGGCAGAATGATGATAAAAATGTTCATCTTGTCATGCCATTCGCAAAGGTTGATGAAGAGCGCCGGACGGTGTCTGGGTTCGCATCTCTAAATAATATTGATAAATCAGATGACGTAGTAACAGCCGAGGCATCTGCGGAGGCTTTTCAAACGTTCAGAGGTAATATTAGAGAGATGCACCAAAAAATTGCGGCCGGGAGAATGATTTCATTCTCACAGGAGCCATACTATGAACCAAACTCTGGAGAAACCTTCCAAGGAATTTATGTTACAGTATATGTATCTAAGGGTGCCCAAGATACCTGGGAAAAGGTGCTTGATGGCACCCTTTCTGGTTTCTCCATCGGAGGTCACATCCTTGACGAGCACTCGGAGTATGTGCCGGAGGTAAACAAGGTCATTCGCTTTATCACTAAACTTTCACTATTCGAACTATCTCTAGTAGATAACCCAGCAAATCAATATGCAAATGTTCTCTCAGTCTCTAAGGTTGATGGAGAATTTATTGCTAAAGGAATGATTGTAGAGGCTGAAACTCAAAACGTATTCTGGTGTGAGGAGGATGGTGCCGCACGAGCATCCACCGAAAATTCGGTTGACTGTGTTCAATGTTCAAAGACGATGGACAACATTGGATGGATTGAATCAACTGGAGACACTGCTGACCTTAAAAAGTTTGTTGATGAGTGGACTGAAAAGGTAATTACTACACAAGACATTAAGGATGCCGGGAAGGAAAACCCGAAGCAGAATGCCGAATTTGCAAACGAAGAGAAAATCGGAGACAATAGTGAAGAAGAAGTAGTTAAAAGCGAAGGAGGTGTAAATATGTCTGACGTAGAAACAGAGGTAGAAGCCGTCGAAAAGGCAGCGGAAGTTGAAGAGATTGTAGAAACAGAGGCTGTTGAAAAAGCAGAAGAGGCCGTCGAAGAGGTTGAAGAGACCGTGGAGAAGGCCGAAGAAGCCGAAGAGGCTGTCGCAGAAGAGACAGTTGAAAAGGCCGAGGAAGAGGCGGTAGAGCCGCAACTCGATCTAACGAAGTTCCTTGATGAGATTAAGGAATTTGTCGTTGGCGCGGTCGAGAAAAATTCTTCCGAGCAGAGCACCTCCCTGGAAGAAGTTTCCAAGGGCATCACCGCTCTTGAGGAGACACTTAAGACTCTCGGTGCTCGCCTAGAAAATTTGGAGCGAGCAACCGCAGTTAAGAAGTCCGGTGACGATGCAGAATCGGATCCGGTAGTAGAAAAATCAATATGGAACGGGCGCTTCGCCAACGCTAGCACCATAGTAAACTAAAATAAGAAAAGAGGTGAAATAAAATATGAGCAATGAACTACTCGAAAAGGTTGTAGATACTGCTACTGTTGGAAACGATGGTGGAGGTCTACTAAATGCTGAGCAGGCGAGCCGTTTCATCGACTATATGTGGGATGCAACATCACTCGTTCAGACTGCCCGTACCATTCGTATGCGTTCTGATACAGTAGACATCGACAAGGTTGGTGTTGGTTCGAAGTTGGTCCGCCTTGCAACAGAGGCAGTAGACGACGGTATTAATGCCGAGGCTACATTCACTAAGATTTCGCTTACCACGAAGAAGTTGCGTCTCGACTGGGAACTTTCAACAGAATCCCTAGAGGACAACATCGAGGGGGCCGCACTTGAGGATCACATCGCACAATTGATGGCAACTCAGGCCGGTAACGACATTGAGGATCTATGTATTAACGGTGACGACACTCTAACCGGTGACCCACTTTACAAGTCCTTTGATGGATGGCACGTCCGCGCACTTGCTGGTGCTCACGTAGTTGAAAACTCCGAGGCTGGTCACGCTATCAGTCGCGTAACATTCAACCAGGCCCTAAAGGCCCTTCCACGTAAGTACAAGCAGCGTCGTAATCAGTTGCGATTCTACACAGGAAGCAACACGATTCAGGACTATCTATTCAGTATGTCCACAGCAAATGGAGCCGTTGGAGACTCTGTAGCAACCGGTATTCTTACCGGAAGTGTTGCAGGACCCCAGGGTGCTTCCGGTGGTGCATATCCATACGCTTTCGGAATTCCGATTGTTGAGGTTGCGCTACAGAAGGAGGACCTAGCCGGTACTTATTCTGCTGCAAGCGGTGATCACGGATACGTCGAACTGACATTCCCGAACAACCGTATTGTTGGAATC